GGAGAAGAACTCTGTGTTTGTTTCTGTGACTTCTTTTGTGCATCTGCTTCTTTCTTTTTAGCATCAGCAAGTTGCCTATAATAAAACATTCTTATATGAACTGGTAATTTGTATATTCCTTCTTGAGTAAACCCATTACCATAGTAACATAATTCGAAAATTTGTGTATGAAGTAATACAGAATAGTTATTAGGTAGGCCAAAAAAACCCAACTCCCATAGGGATGTTTTTCACCTCCACATCTCCTGTTTGTTCATCCTCGAAATCGAATTCCATATTGATATCAGGTGTTATCTTAGCAATGTATTCTCTGAATGCCTTAGTATCACGAGTAATGAATTTGTTATTAATGAAGTTAGTGATAGATTTTGTATCAGATTCACCATCTACTGAAAGAATCATAAAACGATATCTTGTAGTAAGTTCTGCGGATACACTACCTTTGTTTAATCTTTGTAATGCTTTAATATCAGCATCAATCTTTGTTTCATCACCATGTGTTAGAATTTTAAACTCTAATTCATGTTTTCCGTGTGGTGTAGTAAACTTGTATTTGTTTTCTGAAGAAAGGTTATCAAAATCTATTTCTTTTGTTTGTACCTTACCTAAATCAATAATAACCTCTTGTTGTTCCCCTAATGAGTTAGTAACTTCTATCTTGTATTCGGGTCCATAACCTAATACACGAGTTGCTAATAATATTGCGTTTTTATCCCCTAATACAATATCATCTATATTAATATCCTTCTCAACTATAATTGATTCGAATAACTTATCTATCACTACCCCCCTTCTCACTAGATTCTGCGATGCAAGAATTTCTTCTTCACGTGCAGTCATATACTTAATCTCAACGGTTCCTTTTGAGAGGGGATTACTCTCCGGGTAACACTTACCTTGTGAGGGTAGTGAGATGATTTCTGTTGGAAAATCATAATTTGCCATAAACTTTTATTTTAATGTTCGTATATAAATATATAACTTTTAAAAAGTTAGAAAAAAGACATAAAAAAAGGTTCTCACTAAGAGAACCTTTTATGAAGTATCAAAAGTATATATTGTAGTATTAGTATTCTAAAACTGCGTAATCGTATGAAAGTGTTAATGTAATATCAGAAGGGTCATTTGAAGCCCAGTCTAAATCATTAAATACTGCATTGTTAATAAACGCACCATGTAATTCCCACTTCTCAATTTTATCACCAACAGGTCCTAACATTTCAATTTGTAGAGTTTTCTTATAGAAATCTGCATATCCATCTCTACCTGTAAGGGATTCATGAGATAATCTCACCCATTCCATTACTTGTTGTGCTCCACTTGGAACGATTGGGTCAAATAAAGTGATTTCAATATCTTGCCATTCACCTTTACCTTTGAGTTTTCTCTTTACGTTAATATGGTCTAATGTTACTACTTCAAAAGAAATAGATGGTCTATTAGCCGTTTTTATTAGATATGATTCAATTCCATCAACCGTCATGATGAAACGATTTTTCATCTTTGGTTCGAAATTGGTATAAAACATACCTCCGTTTGATTCTAATACTTCTGCCATTTTTTTATTCTCCTATTTACTACTATAAATATAGTTTTTTTTATTTTTTAGTTATGATGTGAACGAAGCCCCAGTCGGTAGAATGTTGAAATCAATTACAATGAATTCAGCTGTCTTAGTAGGTTGTAAATAAATTGCCCCTGCCAAGATGTTTCTATCGATTACATCTGGTGTATTGTTAGATTCATCCATTACCACTCTAAAAGCGTAAAGACCTTGTCTTTGTTGTATTCCTTCTAAATAAGGATTAACAGTATTTAAGAATCTTGAACGAGTTTTAGTAGTGTTTTGTTCGAATACAAGGTATCTTGATGTAGATGCGATGTATTTCTTCACTTTGATTAATAATCTTCTTACGTTGATTCTATCAAGTGCTGATGAACGGTCTTGTAAAGTTTTCTGTCCGAAAGCAACGATACCCTCACCTGGGAATTGTGCGATTGGATTAATTTTTCCTTCATACAAAGTATCTCTTTCAGCATGAGTTAATCTATTTAATACACTAACTGCACCTGTAATACCACCTCTGTTCAAACCTGCTGGTGCAAACCATTCGGCTGCAACTGCATCGTTTTCAGCATATATTCCTGGCATCAATACTGATGGTGGAACTGTTGTTAATTTATTTGTTCTTGAATCAATTGTTTTAACCCATGGGTAATAAGTACCAACGTAGTTAGAATCAACAGATTGTCCTTCTTGTATTGCTTGTTCAATAGTATCACTTTTATCAGTTACATCACCGATGAAGAATGCATCTTCTCTAGCTTCTACCATATCAGTTACTTTATCAAATACATAAGAGTGTAATCTTCTTACAACACCTGGTGCAGATACCAAATTGATATCGAAATCATCTGGATTAGATACTGCGTTGATTGCTTTTACATATGCAACCGAACCACTTGATGTTGAAGTTGATAAGTTAAATCCTTGTGCATTTCCAGCTCCCCATTGTGCATCATCAGCTTTAGCTGATTTGATTGTTGGAGATATACCATCGAATCCACCTTGGAATCCTACTGTAAATTGTCTTTTAGCGATAGTTGCTGCATTATCTAAAGTTGATAGAGAATAACCGAAGTTATAAGTTCCATATCCATCATCTTGATGGTTTGGAGTTACTCCAACTGAACTAGCACCATTGTATTCTACATTGATATCTGCATCGAATGAGAATGCTGTATTTCCACCAATTGTTGCCGAAGCAGGAATTGGAGAAAGGTAAGATTGGTTATCAATTTTTACTAATGCAGTTTCTAAATCAATACCACTATACTTTACAGTTGTTGAACCATTATTATTACTAGAACCAGTAGAGAATAATACTGCTGGTATATCTGATTCAGAACCACCCACAAAAATTGGGTTAGTATATGCACCATGTCCAAATGGTACTGCAGTTATAGGAGATGCTCCTTCTGCTACTGTTTCAACTCTTACAAATTTAGAACGATTTACATAATCACCATCTAAATTCATTTTACCAACTGCATCAATACTTACGTTCTGGTCACCTATTACTTTCTTAATGTAATTTGGAGATGCAGGGTCCATTGATATTTTGTTAAATGTTTCAATTACTGATTTTCTTTTATCTGTATCAGAGTATCCTCTAATTGCAATTGAGAATGTTCCATAATCAGATGCGTTAGAAGTACCTGCTGCTTTTACATTAAAGATAGATACTTTATATTCTGTATTTGCATAAGTACCATCACCTAAAGTATGTAATTTGAAAAGGTTATATCTTTCACCAGAAATCAATTGAGATTGTATCCAAGGAGTGGAAGCGTTTTGAGAATCTTGTGTGAAATCTTGGTCTGATAATGCAACTAAAGAAATTTGTGAACCACTATTAGCTAAGTGAGTTGTAAAATCTGTTGCAGCGTTTTCAAAATACTTGTATGAAAATACTTTTTTAGAACCAAATGCAGATTCACCGAATACATCGGATAAATCATTTCCAGCGGTTGGTAAAACTGATGCTGAAATTTCACTTCCTAGTAAAGAACCAGAAATTGAAAATACTGAAGCCGATGGTTGTGAATCTATTGCTGTTGAAGCATACAATTCAGTTGTTATACTACCATCTGCATCTGCAAGGTTATCAGTACCATGTAGTACACCGATGATTTTATCATCTTTAGTACCCACACCACTTAATTTAATTCCAAGAGGTGCTGCATGAGTATAACCACCAATATGTCCTACACGAACAATAGTAGCTACTCCAGCTTCTCTTAAATAATTTTGTACGGTATACCCTGAATAGTAGTCTCCATTAGGGGTGCCGAATATTTCTTCGAATTCTGATTGTGAACTTACAACGGTTGGTACGAAAGCAGGTCCTTTATGGAAAGGTCCAATTATTGCTGCTCCAATTTCACCAATCCCTTGTGATAAGAAAGAAAGGTCATTCTCTCTCGTAAATACACCAGGTGATACAATTTTTTCTGCCATTTTATATTACTCCTTGTTATTATTTTTGTATAATATACTCTTATATAAGTATAACTAACTAAATCAAAAGATTAATTTATCCTTCTACTTCAGCGGTTTCTTCTTTTGGGTTTGGTGTAAACGTACCTGTTTTTGGGTCAAAGTTACCATCTCCATATTTTTCATTCAAACCTTTGAAGATTTCTTGTTCTTTTTCTGCAAGTGTTTGATGTTGTTGAAGTAATTGCTCTTCTTGTGCCTCAATTTGTTGGATAGTTCTATTTTTTTGAATAGAAAGTTGTCCTAATTGAGTAAAGGTTTGTCCTACTTCGTTTCTTAAGTCATCAATTGTTTTGATTTCTTCTGCTGTAAACTGAATTGCTTCTGCCATTTTTGTAAATTTTAATTAATTATTGTTATCAATATATATAAATATATAGTTTTTTACAAAACGTAATTTTTATTTATTAGTTTTCAAACGTATGAGAGAATTCTAATGCAGTTGAATAACTACCCCAAACTCCCATTTCTCTATTTCGTATTCTAGCATACCATGTACCAGTCGAAAGACCAGATACATTTACACTTAATGTACTATATGTACCACTATGAGTTGCATCGAGTGAACTAAAGTCAGAGTTATCATCAACTTGTAATTGAGTTTCAGTTACTCCTTCAGTACCAGTTGCAGTTGGATGTGTCCAATTCAACGTTGAGTTTTGAGCTCCAGCAGGATTATCATATGTTGGTTCTGCAGCTGCAGGTCCTGCAAACTGAGTAAATGAATTACCACCTTTATTATGTGTAATATATCCATTAACTAAATAAGTATCTTGTTCTTCAACATCAATTGATACAATTTCTACTGTACTATCACTTGTTGTTATTGAATCTACATTTACTTCAGTAATAGTACCACTATCTGATTTGATTAATTTATCACCAACTATTAAATTGTGTAATTCTTTAAATCTAAATAAACCATCAGTTGAATCTTTTACTAACATTGGGTGTTCTGATGTACCAGTAATTTCACCATCGTTTACATTATAATATCTTGATGCGAATGAAAATGTAAGATTTACTACGGTTACATCTTTTGAAACCTCACCAAGTTCTGAATTAGACCAATCAAGAAAAGTTCCATCTGAATCGGCATCTAAACCTGAAAGTGAATATCCTTTTAATACATCTCCTTCTTCTAAATCACCTGCATCTACAATTGTACCATCTGCTAAAAGAATTGGTGAATCTGCAGTTAAACAAAGTGCTGCTGCATTTCCATCATACGAATCTACAATATAAATTGATTTACTTACATCTTGTCCCATGTTACCTGCACCAACTCCACCAATGTGGTCATTGTAAGGTTCATCATAATTAACAGTCAATGTATGTGCAGTTCCAATGGCTTGTAATACAGATTGTAAAGTGTTATCTCCATTCTGACCAAAGGTTATAGTTGCTGATTTATCTCCACCAGTGGCAATAGTAATATCACCAGATGTAGTACTCCATGTAAAGTTTGTAGAAGTAGATGCTATCGTAGCAGCGTGACGGGTTCCAGCCCCGGTAAATGAAAGAGTGTACGTTTCGGAAGTTTCCTCAACTCCATACGTATATCCTCCAATTGAACCAACCGAATCGATTGCGAACGATGAAAAACTAATTGAATCTCCTGCAGATGGGGTTCCACCCACAATAGAAGATATTGATTTTGTAGCGGTATCAGTTGCTAAACCTAAATTGTTTAATGATAGCGTATCTCCTAAACTTAATGTTGGCATATTTTTCTCCTAATTATATATTATAAATATCAAGTAATTCCTTTACCCACTTATCTTTATTGGTAAAATTATCAATCATATATTTTTTAAGGTATAAAAACCACTTATTTTTTTCTTCATAAGGGATGGTTAGTAACCTATTATAAATATCATCAAAATCTTTTTTAAACGTTGCTCTATATGGGTAATCTAAATCTTTACACCAAGATGTGTGTAAAATAGGTAATTTTCCCCAATCCACTGCTTGAAATATTGAGTATCCAAATGGTTCATATGTAAAGCAAGAATGTGATATACCCCAACTCATATCATAAAAATTTTCTGAAAACTCGGGTTTATAATGATATATTTTTGATTTTGAAGTATCCATATTAAAACCTTGTTTAAATACTCCATTAAATTGTGATGAATCTGTAAAGATATATGCTTTTTTACCATCTAAAAAATGTGGATTTTTTCTTCCTTCACTTCTTGCTGCAAATCCTAAATTATTGGAGTATGAAAGTGGTCTGTTATGTTTAAACTCATAAAAGTTTGGTATATTTTGATTTTCGTACTTAATCTTATACAAACCAATCCATATAGATTTTTTTGCCCATTTATTTACATCGATTTCCCAACTTGAATCAATATATGGATGAAATCCGAAATCTTGGTCACTACCAACTGAGTTTTTTAGAATATGGTCTACTGAGTTATGCAGTACATTTGAATAGATTTTCTTTTTATTATCTACTAACACTTTCATTGGTGTATAATGACCATGTAATATATTTATTCTTCTACAATCCTTAACAATTTTTTCAAACTTTCTTAAATCATCACCATGCCAGTGGGTTTCTATTGGAAATTTGTAATCGTATTCGTTAAAGTTTCTTGGTTTGTTTCTGTGTATGAGAAGGACTGGTTTAACTTTTAGTTTTGGTGCAATTTCTTCTAACCAAATGTTAACCCATGTATCAGTTCCTGCATTTACCCAAGGTCCTCCACCTGTGGTGTAATAAACATCATACATATTTTATTTTTTTACTATTATTTTTCCTGCAAAGTTTGCCGAAAAGGAAACTGTTATTTGATTTACAGAGGTAGATTCTATATCCAATGCTTGTTCTTGTGTATCATTGGAAGTATTCCATGCTTGTACAAAAGGATAACTTTCATTCAAATTATGTGTTATATTATAGAATGATGCTCCACTTACATCTTCTCTATAAGAAGTAAGTTCTTGTATTTTAGTACTCAAACCACTAATATTATCTGCAGCAGTTGAACCACTTACAACGTGGCCACCTTTTGCAACTACAACATGACCAGAATGAGCAGCCGATAAAACAACTTGTACTGTATTTGTATCAGTTAAAGATACAGTCTGTGGTATAATTTGACTATAATTTGTATCGTATGTAGAAACAATTACATTATAACTGTCAAAGTTATGTGATACATTTATTGTTGATTGATTATCAAAAGAAGCGGTTACAGATACAACTTGGTCAACTTGAATTCCAGTCAATCCACTACCATCTCCTTTATATGAACCACTAAATGAACCACTTGCTTCAATATCGGAACTTCCTCCGATTATTGTACCATCCAATTGAGTTGAACCTGAAACTACACCAGTCCCACCTAAATGTAGTATGGTTTGTGCAGATTGTGATACTATATTATCTCCACCAGCTAAAAGAACTTTTGATTCCGAACCACTTGTTCCAGCTTTCCAATAATCATTTGTAGCATCCCATAAAAGAGAACCACTTGTAGTTGAACCACCAGTTGAATCTTTTACGAATATACCACCTTCAGTTGCAGTTCCACCATAGTTAAGTTCTATTATATTATCTTCTACATTAAACGTTGTAGTATTAAGAGTTGTAGTTGTACCTTGTACTATTAAATCACCAGATAATGTTAAATCAGTAAATGTTGGAGAATCACCAATATCTAATCCTAACTGCCCTCTTGCATCTGATTGTGAACCAGAAACTACACCAGTTGGTAAGTTTTCTATTGTTTGTGAAGAACCACTTACTATTCCACTTGGAATATCTGTAAAGTTATCATAATCTAAATAGTATGATGCATTTTCTCCATTTAACTGATTTGAATCTTGAGCAGAACCACTAATAATATGACCACCCTTTGCAACTACTACTGTACCTGATTGTTCAGATGAAAGTGTAATTACTACTTGGTCTAAATTAGAAGTGTTTACATTTTGTGGAAGTACTTGATTATTTTGATTATCATAAACTGCAACAAGAATATTTCTTGTATTAAAGTTATGAGAAATAGTTATAGAGGATGAATTTGTAAAGGTAGATGATACAGTTGCTGCAGCATCTACTGTAATGTTGGTAATATTTGAACCATCACCATAAAGAGCTGTTGAGTGAACTTCATTCCAAGGTTTTGAAGAAGAACCTAAATCATAAGTTGAACCACTATCTGGTATTAACGATGAAGAGAAATCTGCACTTATTGCTATTGAATCAGTAGTTGAATCTCCTATTGTAATATTACCACCTAAAGTAAGGTTACCTAATATGTTTACATCTCCACCTCCAAATTCAAACGCTGAACCGCTAAATGATAGTTTGGTATCACTTGAGTTATTTGATGAACGAGAAGAGAGTATAGTACCCTTACCAACTGTGTTATCAGTTACAACATGAAATCTATCACCAGTTGAATTTGCTCCAACTGTTAAAGTATTATTTTGACCAGGTGTTTCATTTAATAATGTAGTAGAACCTGCATAAATATTTCTCCAAGTATAGGTTTCAGAACCAATATCAAAACTTGAAGAATTTTCGGGTATTAGTGAAGATGATAAGCTTGCAACTATATTTACCGAATCAGTTGTTGAATCTCCAATAGTTAGTTGACCTTCTAAGGTTAAATTACCTCCTATTGTAGTATTACCAGAAATTTCTAATGAAGAAGCCGATATAGCACCATCTAAATTAAATGAACCTGAAGTTTGTGAATTTGTTGTGAGTATCTCTTGTATAGATAGAGTCCCATCTATATCTTTTTCAAAAAATATCCTACCATCATAGGTATTAATTGCCAGTTCCCCTAAATCTAAATTAGAGGTTGTGGGTATTTTACCTGATACCGCAGTTCTTTTTAACTTGATTGTCTGTGCCATATTTATGAC